CATACCCTGTACTACTGTCAGGGTTATGATCGCTCTTTCGGGTTGAATGCCGGGCATCTCCGATTGTGCCGTCAGAGTCACGCTTTCTGTCAGGATAAGCATCGTCTGCCTGTTCTCTTAATTGAACAACCGACTTAGATAGTTTTGGTTTCATCCAAGTAGGAGGCGAGCCTCGTCCTCAGTAATACCTAACTTTTCCAGCAATGCAGCTTTCTCAGCATTACGAATTGCATCTGCCTCACGTTCAAGATTTGCTTTTGCCTTATCAACTTCGTATTGCTTTAACTCAGTTGCAGTCATTTCACGCAAAGTCTCAACGCCAGTTTCAACGTTAAACTCTTTAATAATTGGTGTCATTTTAACCTCCATAAACGTAAATTGTGCCAGCATCAAAATTACCAGAATCGGTAAGAATTGAAACTGAACTAATTGCTGAACTTCCAAAGTAAGAACCAACATAAGAAAAAGCATTTGCGCTTGTTCCATTAGCGCGAGATCCTGCTGTAATAACTTTTTGACCTGTTGAGTTAGAACCAAGAATTTGCGCATGAAACATTGCTTCATTTCCAGCAGCTGTACCCTGTGTTGCAACCTTGAATGCGCTTGCGGCGGTTTCATAAGTAGATCCGCCTACTTGCAACCCAGCAAGTCTGTAATTAGAACCACTATCTGCATTAAGTCTTAAGGTAAAAATTGCCCCAGCAGTATCAGAACTGACACCAGTTGCAAAAATGTAGAGTGAGTTTTTGCCTGAAATGCCTGACACAGTTACAGTTGCAGAACCTGAAAGTGCGGTTCCACCAGCATTAATTAAAGTTAGATCAGGAGTCCAACCAGCAGAAGGAGTTGCCCAAGTAGGCACTCCGCCTGAAACTGTAAGTACTTGTCCTGTTGTTCCAATGGCTCTACGAGCAGGAGTTGATCCGCTCGATGAATAAATCGTGTCGCCTGTTGTTGTCATTGGGTTAGTCATGCCAGCAGCATCAGCAGACCAAACAAAGTCTAAATCTGTATTGGATGCCTTTGCTAATACTTGACCAGTTGTTCCACCCTTTAGATCGACGAAAGATGTATCAACGCCACCTAAAGCGGTGCGGATAGCAGCTGCGCCGTCCTTTACGAGGTCGGTATCGTCAGGTGTTTCCCACCCGAAGTTAGTTGTCGTTGCCATGTTTCTCCTTTATCAGGCTACTATTGTAGCGTCAATCCATTCTAGGGTAGGGCTTAAAGTGTTCCATGTCTCGGCTCCTGAGACTCCGTTCCAGCGTGTGGACTGGATTGAGTAGGCAGTAGGCGAAACGGTCAAAGTTAAGTAAAGAGCATTGTAACCAGCGCTAAAAGTCCATCCCTCGACAAAGCCTTGGAATTGACCATTAGTGATGTTGGCTGGAAGGTCTGTAATGTTTACTGGCATACCCATAAATACGTTTAGCAACGCATCCCGATCACTATCGTCGATCTCTGGGTTGGAAATTGGAAATGTGATGGACTTGAACTGAGGTTGAGGAAAGGCTCTTAAACCTAGATAAAAGTTAGCCTGAGCAGTTGCATCAGCTGCATTGTGTAAAGAAGTTGTAATCTCATAAGCCTGTTGCCCATAGATTTCGATTGACTCAGCATTAGATGCAGATTGCTTATCTCCATTGCGATAGATAATTGTTACGTTATTGCGGACATCGCCTGAACGCTTTGAAGTACGAATACCGCGAGACAAAGCATGATGACCTGTTAGATCTACATAACCATTAGTCGCTAGATAAGAATTGCGATGAGTACTATCCGCATAACAAATTCTGCCCTGTGAGTCCTCGTAAAGGGTGCCAAGTCCAGAAGTAGCCAAAGAGGATACAAGACTGTAAATGTCAGTAAGATTGGTTGTGCGCGCTGCTAACTCGTAATCGCCTGGACGATCAATTTCGCCGAGCCCGGAATTTCCAGCACCATTCCAGGTTGTTGTTGGAGTATAGCCAGCCCAAGTTTCGGCAACTGGTACTTCATTCCAAGTATCTAATAATACTTCACTAAGAATCGTGTAAATCTGATCGCCATCTTCATCTTTGCTCAAAACACCGTTTGTCAGGGTTTTAGGCAGTTTGGACAAAGCACCCAAGGCAACTACCTTGATAGACTCTGAAATAGCCTTAGATGAGGCTTGTGTAACTTCTACATCGATGTCTGTAACATAGCCACCAAACAGATTTACAAAAGTCCCAGACGAATCTTTGACTTTAATAATAATTTGGTCATTTACATCAATAACAATCGGTGACTGGTCAAGGTTAATAATCTCAACATTGCAGTAACCGGCGTAGGGCTGAGAATAGATGTCCTGACGACCAGAGGTAATTGTCATATTGGCAAGTGTTAAATTGGTGTAATCGCCTCCACCATTAATACTTACTTGCCATTCGGGAGTCCATTGGCTCATATAACCAAAGCCGATCCAGGCCCACCGCCACCGCGATAAGATGACTCATTAATAATTTCAACAATTTGGCGAGCAACGCCTTCCTTGTCTAAGGCTCCAGTTACATTGATGTTGTAAACAGGTGCCATTGATGCAGACTCAGCCATACGGAAAGATCCAGCATTAAATGAACCTACAGCCGTTGATGCTATTGCAGCACTTGATGCAACTGAGGCTACTGAACTTGTACCGGATGTTGTACCAGATGTTCCGGTAGTGCCTGTGCTTGAAATTGTTGGTGCTGTATAGGTTGGGGTACTCACCTTTGGCGCTGAAACTGTTGGCTGGGTAAATGAAGGCTTAGAGATTGTTGGGATGTTAGGCAAGATTGGAATTGCATTATAAGCCTTGATAAGAGCATTGATGCCATCGATGGCTCCTGATACAAGAGTACGAATTACATTAATGACTCCGCCTACGATGTCGATAACTCCACCGGCAATTTTTGCCACGAATGAGATCGCTCCACCAAGGGCAACGGTAAATACTGGCACCAAGTAATCAACGATAAATGATCCGAGTGCCTGAAAGGATTCCTTGTTATCATCGATTGCTTTACGAATTGGATCAAAGAGTTTGGCAAACTTCTCAAAACCAGGTACAACCTTTTCAATAATGATTGCGATAAGGGCTTCAATGATTGGAAGCAATTTAACGCCGATTGCTTCTACTCCTTCATCAAAGGCGACCTTTAGGCGATCCATGCGACCCTGGAAGGTTGCAGCGTTCTTTGCAGCTGCTCCACCGAATAGATCACTTAACTTGGTCTGAACATCAGTAAATGACATTGCCTTCAACTCAGCGCTAGATAAGCCAATACCTAACTTGCCAAGGGCTGCGGTGTTTCCATCGTAAGCCTTGCCTAAAGCATTGGCTACGCCTTCGAGTGGCTTGCCTGTCTGAGTTGAGATGTCAAGTGCTAGTGAAAGTAAATCTTGGGCTTTAGATACATCGCCTGTTGAAAGTGCAAGGCGTGAAAGGGCTGGACGTAATTTGTCGTCTGCTACACCAGTAGCGCGAGCCATCTTATCGATGGAATCCTCAGTAGCAGCAATCTGGGCTTTAGTAGCACCAGTTGCATTTTCTAATGCTGAGGCTAATTTGATTTGGCTTTGTTCATCAGCAATAGCAGCCTTAACGCCATCAACGCCGATCTTGACTGCATAGGCTCCAGCAGCTGCAGCAGCCGCTAAAAACGCAGCCCCGGCTACTTTGCCAAACTTTTCTAACTTACCAGCAGAATCCTCGACATCACCATTTGCTGCTTTTAACTTCTTATTAAGATCATCTACGTCAGCAAGAATTGAAAGTTTAAGGGTTCTATTGCCTGCCATTAATCCCACTCCTTCAAAATCTGACTAAATGCTTCTTCCCATTTACGAACTAGATCCGGTTGAATCTGTCGCAGGGTTGGATAAATAAAGTAACCTGAATTACCTCTGCCCTTGTTAGGCGTACGCTTTGGGAACTGCTTAAATCTATTAGATCCAAACTCCATGCCGTAAAGTAGGTCAAGAGTAGAACCGCCACCACTAAACTTTTGACGAGCAAAGCCATAACTGAACTCACCGATTTTTGAAGTCTTGCTTACTTTAACTCCATCAGCAATACGGCGAGCAGCAGTCCCTGAAACCGTACGAGTCGCTGCTGCGATCTTAATTTGTCCAGAAGCATACTCAGCAAGATTAGAACTTTCCTTTTTAGCAGCTTCAACGGCTTCATCGGACATACCTTTGAAAGCCCTGGTAATACCGCGTAGATCTGTTTTGTCATAAGCGATCTTGACTTCATCTGCCATCCGATCGCTCCTTCAGTATTTCTATCGCGGTTAAAATGTCGTCTGCGTCCTCCCAGTATTGCATCGGTATCCCCGTCTCTATTGCTAGATTAACGAGGATCCGCCTTATGCTTCCTGGTTGGTGGCTTTTGGGCTATCGTCTCCAACCGTTACGTCAGCAACGGTCTCAGACCAAATGTCGTAAGACTTAACAGGCTTTCCAGCGTTCTCTCGCTTGTAAGCGTTATAAGCCAGAAACATGAGATCCCAAATGCCAATCTTGTCATTAGCCTGAGAAATCGTGTTAC